GTCGTTTGCATCAAAGGTACGGTAAATCTGGTTCTCGTTGTGGCTCGTCTGGTTCTCAGCCCCACGAATGTTGTATCCCGCCACTACCGCATGGATCTGAGTGATCTCGTCCTCTGCGTCTACCTCTGCCCCGTCCGGGACACCAACGAGGCTGTACTTCCATTGCACAATTTCCTGTCCCGCCATCTCAAGGTAAGTGGTCAGCAAGGTATCCTGTGCCGTATCACTAATTCCAAGCATGGCCTTGAGGACGGTAAGTTTCTGAGTATCGGTCATTTCACAACCTCGTTTCTGATGTGCGGGATGGGGGTATTGAAATCCCCACCCCACACAGTTGGATGGTTAATTAGCCAGAGATGGTGCTGTCAGAACTGACATAGATGCCGTTCTTCTTATGCTCAAGCACCCACGCACCGTGAGAGAAGCGGGGCTGAACGAGCCAAGCATCGGCCTGCTGATTCTGCTGCGGGCTGAACACACGGGCAACATAGTGCTTCATGACCTGGAGAGCGGCGGACGGATGGACGATCATGTAGTTGATGCCGCTGCCGTTGGGAGTGTAACCACCGTTGTCATCGTTGTCAGAGGGCTGCGCCAGAGTGATGGCGGTGTAGAACCGACTCTGAGGCACACGAATGACACGCATATCGTTGTACATCTCAATGACATTGTTGACATTGGGATCGCCATTCATCACCATGCGGGTGATGCCACCCTTGAGGAGGTTATACACCTTGGGGGACACGAACAGGATACGACCCTCATAGGGGACTTCGGCGTTGTCCAGAGCAACAGTAGCACCGTCAATGGAGGCAATCACGCCCGCACCAGAGGACAGGGTTTCCGTAGCCTTGTTGCCGGAGGCGGCGTTGGTGGCGTACTGAGCGAAGCGGAAAGCGTCAACCTCCGGGATGATATGCTCACGCTCAACAATGGACAGAAGATTGCCCATGGCCATGCCAAGTTCTTCATCGTTGTCCAGAACGTCAAGCTGATAAGACCGTCCACGGTCAGTATTCAGCGTGTAGGTCTGCCAAGTACCCGTCAGATCGCCGGGGACGAAGCCGCCATTGCGGGAGTAATCGCCCATGCCAAGGGCAGAGAGGTTGAAAATCTTGACGGCGTTGGCACCATCAAAACGCACAAACTGATTGGCGGTATCCAGAATGGCACTCTTGCTGCCCTCTTTGTACATCTGGTCGATGAACGGGAGGAACTTGGTGGCAAGCGCCATGCTGTTGTTTACGCCGGGATAAACCGTAGTAGACATTTGCTTTTCTCCTTATGTTGTTATTTAGTAAAGCCCAACCATGCTTTGATCTGGGCTTCTTCGGCTTTTTCAGCCGCATTGACCGGGGGCATACCAGAAGTCAGACTTGGCTGTTTATTGAGCGCAGCCGCTTCAATCTCCTTGGTCTTCGCCTCCATAAACTTCTGCTGAATAGCGAATACATCATTAAATCGTCCGTCAGCCATTGCCTCTGCGCACTCGGCAGCAAGGTCGGCATCATAGCCCATGCCCATGCATTGCTTGGCATACTCACTCAGCACTTTGTCCCGCTTGAGGGTTCTAAGTTCTTCCTGGAGGGCTTTTTCGGCTTCTGCTCTCTCTGCCTCTGCCCTCTCCTGTTCCGTCTGTTTGGCACGAAATTGGGTTTTCCACGATGCGGCTTCTGAGTTAGCTTTGGACAGGGCGGCTTTCAGCTTTGTGATCTCCGCATTGTTGTCCGTAGGCTTGGGTTCGTCAAACTCATACGCAAGCACAGCGTTCAGCTTGTCTTCCGCAGACATTTCCTCGAAACCCGCAATCTTGCTAACATCGACTTTCATTCCGTATTCTCCTTTGCGTTTAACCAGGCTGTTCACTCAGCACTATTTTCTGTTTTACCGACTTGTCTGTCCTTTGCGTTTGGTATAGCGGTTCCCTCCGCTTGAAAAGCACCCGCAAGGGGTGGTTATTCACGAACAAGGGTTAGTGTGCAGCGGCAGTTGATATTGTTCTCCGGGAGCGTAAACAAACCGGGGGCACGGGCGTGATCTCCCGTGTAGACATAGAAGTCTTGGTCAAGCGGCACCATCATTCCCTCAAGGTAGTCATGGGTGTCACGAACCTTATCATCCGCCATCGTGACCCATTGCTTCATCACGCCGGAAACGCCGCTATTCTTCCCGCCGTCCACAACGCCTGTGTTGTAGACACGGGTGGCATCGGTTTCGGCAACCCTTTGAAAGTCCTCAACCGTGCTGTTTTCATCGTCCATGTATTCCCTAATGCGGTCTTTATATGTCTTGTCCGCAACAGGGGTATTGATGACCCGCATCATCACTTCGACATTGATAATGTCTTTGGGATCCTTGTCGAGCAAACCAAGGTCATCAAGTGCTTGGACATTGCCATAGGAGTACGCTTCAATCAAAAGGAACTCTATGTAGTCCCAAATGTCATCACGCAGTTTCTCTTTCTCGCTGAGAGCAAGTGGAGCGGTCTTATACTCCGTTACCATCTCACGAAACTTATTCAGTTCGTCATATGGCATTAGGTTCATGCGCTCACCTTTACTCGCAATAGTCAGCTACGCCCAAGTCTACAAGTTTGTCTGCCCGCTCCGCAGATACCTCTTGCACATCTCCCGGATGCTGATAATCGTTCAGCACAACATCAAAGTAGTAACTGCGGCACTTGACCTTGACGGGAAGATTTTTCTCTTCCTCATAGTTGCCCTTGCCGGGAGCAAGGATTTCTCCCCAAGTGTCTTGCTTCGGTTCGTACTTGAACCGCTTGACCCCCTTGTAAATCTGATCCAGGGGGATGTTGCTCATGTCGAACGGGAGGATAAATCCGTTCTTGCCGTTCTCAATGCCCATCTCAAACGCAGACGGGAACTCGGTCACAATGACGGGAGTGCCAAGGCACAATGCTTCGTAGATACTGTATGACCAACCCTCTGTGTCACTAAGCTGAACCAGATAGTCAGCATCTGCAATGTAGTCCGTTATATCCAACCGTGTGTCACGGTAGACAAAAGAGGGGTTATTGATGCGCTCCGGGCTGTCTGTGAACACCGTCCACACATAGGGGATGCCCGCTTCGTCCATCGCATTTGCCATCTGCTCCATGCGGCCTCTGCCCTTTTCCCATGTGAGTCTTGACGGAGTAATAAGATGGAGAATTTTGCGGGGCTTGTCCAGAACGATGGGGTTATAAACAAGGTCAATGTCAAAGCCGGACATTTCATGGAACACCTTGCAAGTGTTCTCGCTCACGCCGATATAGTGCTGAATGTCCGGGTGGGGGTTGTGCTTGATCTTATAGACCTTATAGTCGGCGTGGATTATCTGGTAGTAATCATCGGCTTCAACCTGGGACAGAATGTCGGTGTAGAGATTGCAGAAAATCTTGTTGCAGCGGATCTTCATGCCGTCCCGCAACTGTTTCACACGGACATACTCTTTAAGGCGGTTGATCTGCGCTCTGTCCCCTGTGCGGTAGAACACAGTAATGTCATAGTCCTTACCGTACTTCCTCGCCATGTTGTAGAACATGGACTCAACGCCGCCGATGTGGTTGAGATTGTAAATGTAGAATATGTTCTTAAACATCACAGGCGGTTTCTCATCCCTTACTTCTTTCAACTCGCCCCTAAGATACCTATGCACAACACTATTCGTGTTGGGTATCCATAGATAGTTGTAGAAAATCTCCGGCGAGTGCTTATGCTTCACATCGTCACGCAAGACGGAGTGCAACCATGCCTGGTCTTCCGCAAGTACCATGTGTTCCGGCACACGCTTGTCACCAATAAGGTCTGAACGAAAGCAGTATGCCCACATAGCGCAGTTAATCATCAGCGGGTCATCGGTCTGCTTTGCCCATTCCTTGTGACCGTCGCACAACCAATCGTAGCTGACCCATGCGTACCCGTCCCGCATATCGCCGTAAATGGTCGGCAGATAGTTGGAGTAGATTTCATCGTCAGAGTCCAGGAACGCAATGTACTCAACGCCGGACTTCTGCGCTATGTCCATGCCCCTGTTGCGGGCAGATGCCGCACCACCATTCTTCTGGCGAAACAGGGTTGCGTTAGGATACTCTTTGACCCACCGCAAATCATCATTCCCGCCATCGTCAACCACGATGATCTCCGTTTGCGGGTAATCAACCATCTGCGCTTTGAGGTTGTCCAAGATACGCCGTAGCGGGTCTGGACAGTTATATGTAGGAATGATGATTGCAAATGTGTCTTTCTTCATTTTACTGTTCTATGATAATGAGGTTGCTCACGCCCACATAATACGATGTGTTTCTTGACCTCGCCCGTACAACTATTGTGTCATTCACAGCAAATGTGAGTGTTTCCTCACAAGAAGCGCCATTGTGCGTCCAAGTCGTGTGAGCAGACCCAACGGCAGAACCGTTATTATAGAGTTGAGAACCGTTCGTGCCGCTTGTCGTGTTTCTGTCCATGCTCCAATAGACTTTATATGACCCCGCTTTGGAAACTTTAATTGACAAGTCCGTTGCTGTGTATGCGGTTGCGGCAACTTCATACCGTCCCATTACATACTGAATGTTTTTGCCGCTTCCACCGCCGCCCTCATACGACCCCGTCACTCCAAAAATCTGAACGTCTTTTTTTATGTTCCCGGCAACGAGATTTGCATCAGAAAGCGTTTTGCTTGCGGCGCTTGCATAATGTCCGGCGGGGGCTGTCACGGTCAAATTGTTGGCGGTCAAGTCGGCGCTTGTCTTGGATGCGATATTGCCTGTTATGTCCGTACCATCGTTTTTGAGAGCAGTAGCGCCATTCAACATTGAATTGGCTGTGACGGTCTTGCCCGTGACATCCATCTGAGTCGTGCCGTTAAGGATTATTTTCGCAATTGCCATAAGTCACTTCCTCACGCGGTACGGATAAGGGACATCCCAGTGCTGTTGTCATAGTTTGACGTTATTCTCACATACGCCGCACCGACAAGTTTTGCCCCGCTTAGTGTCCCCGTATATATATCATTTCCGATTCCTGCGTCCGAACCATCCGTATAAACATAAATCGCTCTAAGCACTGTTTTGTTGGAATCATATACGCCGATATAAAACCATGCATTTGCTTTGTATGTGAATGTCATGCTTGGATCGACCGCTGTATAATCCGATGTGTAGAACCATTGCTGTGTTGTTGCTTCGCCGCTTGAATCAATCGCTGTATCATCTGACAATTTGGTATAATCTATCAACTGCGTATTGAGCGGAATCGGCGAGTGGGTATACCACTCTACATTGTCAAGCGAAGCAGATGTGACGATTTTGTTGTTGTACGTCCATTCCGATGGATTGTACGCAGTTATTATCGTCCCAAGCACCGAATCATCGTAATCCACCTCAATGTCCGTGTCGGTGCTGTCCGTAAACTCCAAGTGGATGGTGTGCGAGGTAAGACCACCGCCGCCACCGCCGCTTGCTGTGCCTTGGGTCTTTGTGCCGTTCGCCGTATAGAAGTATTTGCCAGACGCAACATCCGATGCCACAGCCGTTGTGTCGGAGATATCAAGCGCAGTAATGGTACGCACCGTGCCACCGTGGGAATCGGTTGTATCAACAACGGAGATGGCGGGAGTACCGCCGCCACTACCCGTTCCTGTTATAAGAGTGCCGTTGACCCACGCCTTTTTGCCATTCGCAATGTCGGAAGCGCTTGCCGCATCGGAAGAAATTGTTGTGTCATCAAACGCCGCAGTTCCCCCGCCCTGTTTGGGCAACAGGACTGTCGGGACATCGGCGTAGACCGCACCCCAAAGGGAAACATTAGCCATAAGTTACCTCAACTGATACTCAATACCTTGGTGGTAGAATCTTGGGTGATGCTGGGGAGGGTCGCTGACCCGCTCACACCAAAAATACTGACCCCGGAAACAATATTGCCCGCAACCAGATTGGCATCGCCAGAGATGGTCTGCGTACCCGTCAGATAAGTGCCACTCGCAATGGTCTGATTGCTCGTTCCGGGGGTGTAGGTTGTCGCACCCTTTGTAGTCACGGACGCAGTAAGGGAAACAGAGGCGTTGCCCGCAGTACCCGCCGAAACATAACCCGCCGTAACAGTAGGAGTGACGGAAACCGTCTTGGAAAGAGTGAGGGTATTCGTTCCCGTGGACACGCTTGCAGATGTACCGCTAATGGTAGCGGGAGCAGTAGCAGAACCGCTTGCAACGCTTTTGCTTGCGGCAGCGGAGTAGAAACCCGCCGGGGCAGTTACAGTTGCGCCACTTGCCGTCAGATCAGAACTGTCATTCTCCGCCGCAGTACCCGTGATTTTCGTGCCGTTGGCATACGCCGTCACGCCAGATGGCAGCTGCCCGCCACTTGCAAGGGTCGCATCAGAGGTATCCAGAAACTTTGCCGTACCGCCACCAGATTTGGGGATATCCACTTCCGGCACACTCTGGTAGGTTACGCCATTGATTACCACATTCTGAGCCATAATCTATCTCCTTACGAAACGGTCAAAGTTGCCCCGTTCCATGTGATGAGTCCGTAATTGTTTGGGATCGCACCGACAGTAATGTCATGTCTGCCTGTTTTGCCCTGGATGGGGATTATCTGTTCATACCCCGTGGGCGTGATGGAGTAGTCCCCATCGTAGTATTCCGCAATTGGGATTTCTATGAACTCCCCAAACTTCGCTTTCATATCCGCTTGGGGAGTAAAGGTTGCCTTGAACGAAGAATTGCTGTTGAACCTTACCTTGAAACTCACGGTTCAATCACACCGTCCTTGATGATGCGCTCAAAGGTTGTCTGGATAATCTCTGAGGCATCAGCGGCACCACTTGGGAATACATAGCGGATCTGAATAAAGACCTTGCCGGGGTGGAACAGGAGGGTTTCTTCCTGTGTCAGCGTGAGCGCAATCTGACTTTCGCCAATGTCAAGGTCTTCGCCCGTCTTCTCAATTACAACCTTATCGTCCTGTTCGTAGGAGATGAAGACGGTTGCGCCACGGAGGTCAAGGTCAACATCAAATGTGTTGGTAGGGGTGGAACCTCTGCGCATACTCAACCCCCCTGTTTGTCTTTGCGGGGCGTAACCAAAGTGCGCTTGATCTGCACAACGGTCAAACCACTCTTTTCACGCTTTACTTCGGCAATACCCTCCGCATCAAGGATGGCGTTGATCGCTTCGATGATGTGCGGCTGTTTCCTAATATCCGTCATTACGCACCACCTATCTGGTCTTCGCCATTAAAGTTGTCGGTTTCGATGATCTCAGCTTCACCCTCGCCCGTGGTCTGCTTTTCGTTCTTGTCCACGATTTGCGGGTCGCCCCAGATCATTTTCAGATACGCCTCAGACATCTTCATGTCGCTGACAGGGTCATTGGAGATGCCGGACTTCTTAGCCGCAAGTTCCGGGTGGAACCCCGCAGACATGAGAGTCTGGAAACTCTGCGCCTTGCTCTGGATATTGACCGTGTCCTCACGGGACATTTCCAACTCAAAGTCATTAAGGGAAATATCCAGAAGACCCTTGCGCCGCAGAATGTCCGTAATGATGCGTTCAAAGTAGCGGTTGGACTTGCGGAAAAGGTCTTCCGTATTTCTCGCCGCCGCCTCAGCCTGGAACCAACCATTGCGCACAAGGCTTGCGGTGCCGCTATCCCGGATACTCCCGCCACCATCGTGCGTGGAGGGCATAGCGCAGATACGGAGAACCTGGTCATACAGATAGTCAACAAGCACTTGGGTCTGCTGCTGATCCAACTGCTCAGAAAGGATTTTGAAGTCCGCCTTGTTCTCGCCAACGGACTTAAGGACAATCATGCCCGCCTCACGAATATCGTTTGCGGTCAGATCCTCATCAAACTGACAGTTGACGGCAACCGCAAGACTCTGGATAAACTGCTCCACGCCGTCCAGACGGTTGCTCTGCACCGTGTTGATGGCATCAAGGAGGGGCAACACGGACTCAAATGCGCCCATGTTGATTTCGTTGTAGCGGTACTCAATGATGGGTATGTACCCAAGGACATTGGGTTCAACGCTGACAAGTTCAGTAGCGGTCGCAATGAAACTGTTGCCAACCTGGGTAGTCACCATCTTGCCGACAGAAGTGCCGGACAGATGGAACACATAGCGGTCGGTATAAACATCAAACTTCGCCTTTTCGTCTGCAACAACGAAGTTCACACCCATAACAGGGGCATTACCAGGCCGCATGGAGTACACAACAAACGCCGAACGGGGGTCAAGAGCATACGCCACGAACGGCACTTCATCGTCCGGGGTCGGTTCGACATACAACGCCGCCTTGCCAACCGTGTGGAACCAATTGACCACTTCGTTATCCGCCTGTTGCTTGCCAGACCGATAAAGGTATTCATTCAGCTTGTTGACCTTGTTCTGAGATCCTTTACGGCGGGAAACAAAGAAAGCGGGTTTCTGGAGGAGGAAACCGTTCTTAAAGGTAACGATCTCGTCCGCATGATTCTCCTGGACAATATTCAGAATGTCCGGGCGCACTTCTTTGGTTCTGTTAAGAATAGGCTGCACATTGCGGCGATACCAATACAGAAAGTCTTCCTGGAGGAGGTTCTGGACATGGTAGACAAGTGCGCTATTCAGTTCACCAACGATGTTGTCCGGCGTGATCTCGTCAAAGGATGCAAAAATGTCGAGCCGCCCAAACATCGAGTTGGTAATTGTCTTATTTGCGTTCTGCTGCTCTATCTGCACTTGCTCACCCCATAATGCTTATAGTCATAGACCGCACGGACTATAACACTATCAATATTGGTTGTCAAGTATTTGCACTTTACGGATTAAAACGGTCTGCGCACAACGGAAACTTTGTTTGCATTAAAGCTGTTGATGAAGTCCACCATCATTGCCATAGCATCCGGGGCATCATCATGCCTTGCTTTCGACACAGAAGAATATGAACACAGCATATCCATTGCCGTCCTATATTCTTTATCATTCTGATAAACCGACTCGTCCTTAAACAGAAACCGATTTATAACTATTGCGCTTGATACCTCTATGCGAGTTTCCTTGTTGGTTTGCGTCCATTTGGTAGTGATGGAAGTGTTTCCGCCCTTTTCCGCCACAAGTTTCTCTACTTCCTGTGCAAACAGGGTGCCACCACGGTTGCTCTCAATGCGGCAACGCTGAACGCCAAGGTCTACAAGGGTCTGCGCAATCCTATGTTCAATCACATCAACTTTGCCGTTGTCACAAATTATCGTGTCTATGTAGTAATCTCTGCCGTACTGATAAGCTACGGGCATAACGCAGTAGTCATTGCCCTGTTCCTTAGTATCGCAGACCGCAATAATGGCATCTGGTTCAACATCCGGCAGCTTGAAGTACCGTCTGAGCCGTGAGCTTTCGTACACAAGGCCAAATCTTTCGATGCATTGCTGCTGATAGATAGCTTTCCAGGACACATCGTCCATGATCTCACGCTGCTGACGGTAAAAGTTCGTAGTGAACCCCACGCTGTTCTCATAGTCGAAGTTGCTCTGATCGTTCTCGTCAAGTGCGGGCAGACGGATAAACTCAGCACGGGGGTTGTCCTCGTTTGCCTGTTCCAATCTGCCGAGCGGATCATGCACAGACCATCTGGTTGCGATAATGAGCGTTTTGCAGTTGCCAATACGCCTTTGGAGCAAGTCCGTAGTGAACTGTTCCCATAGTTTGTCAAGCCGCTCACGGGACATTGCCTGTTCAATGCCACTAACAAGGTCATCAACATACAGAAGTTGCTCTGCCCGGACTTTGCCCGCATTGTTTGAACCCACCGAACTGAACATGAGCGTGGTAAACCGCTTGGGTTGCCCAAGGTCTATGTGCATATCCTTGGCATTGGTTCCGCAGACCCTCACGCCGGGGAATACATCGTGCCAGAGGTACTCCCCGCTCTTGTCAAAGACCCGCATACACTCGTCATAAACGCCACGCAAGAAAGAGTTAGAGTGTGAACCGCCAAGGATCGGCTTGTCCGGGTACTTCCCCGCCAACCAACACAGGAAGAAGATGGCAATAGTGGACTTTCCCGTGCCGGGGGGCATGGAGATACCAAGAATGTCCAACTTGTCATCAGCTAATCCCTGGAGGGCATCAGCAACAGCCTTGAGCCGCTTGCGCCGGGGTTCATAGAACCGTTTCTCCTTGGGTCTGTTCCACTCAATATACCGACAGAACGCATCAAAATCGTATGGGGCATCAAACAGCAAGCACCGTTTGTTAAGGTCAAGCATGAGTGCGCCACCACCATGCAAGACCGCTTTGGCAGACATCGTGCGGATCGTCTTTACAATCTCATGGGAGCGGTCAAAGTTCTTCTGGTTGTAGATAGTGACCCCATCTACTTCCATTGACCCCTCCAACTCCAAGCACCGCACCATGTCAAATGCTGCCGACAACGCCTCCCAATCGCTCTCCCGCTCCGCACGGTCTATAAAACCGAGTGCGGTCTGCTCATAATCAATCTGCATCGCTTCGCATACCTCCGTTGTCAAGGACTAACACTTTACATAACCGCAGTATAGTATCTATGAGTGCGGATTGTCAAATTTCTGCGCCTAAAAGTATCGTGCGCAAAGAAAAGGTATGGGTTGGTGTAGACACAAGACAATGGGTCTGTCTATAAAAAAACCCTGTATTTTCAATGCTTTGCGGGTCAGTATAGACAGTAAGACACAAAATTCCCTATAAACTATTTTTTATTTTATAAAGTTTTCTATTTTCTTTGTCTTGTTTGTCTATATATACCCTCAAACCATTGATATATAAGGGTTTTCTATATAGACAATGGTATAGACAGTAGTATAGACAGATATAGACAATGGGTCATACAGACCCTACCGCCGGGGGTCGCAGCGCACTTGCAGACTTGGAATGATCACCATGACAGCCTTTTTGTTCTTGGGGATATGTGGGAGTTACCGGGGCGGGTTAGATACCTCTAACAGGGGAGAGGGAGGGAGTTAGAGGTCTCTAACTATCCTCTCTGTTATCACTTTCGGGTCAGAATTAAACAAAATAATGTTTTTGTGTACTTTTTTCCTTGGAAAATCCCTTTTTTCTTTAGGAATTGCGTATTTTTCAATTACAAATAGTATATATTAATATATATTCAATATACGGGGTTTTTATTAGGGGATATATACAAGGGTTACTATTATCACATTCCCCATAACATCAAAGCTATTACTATATCCTGGCATATGCTGTTTATATGTACGATCTGTTTTTATATGATAGTCTACAATATAAGCCCCTTATATAGTATATATAATATATATATATAATATAGCAATTCCAATATAATGCCTCTGTAAGCCCGCACAATCAATTATAATGCTTTGCCCATGGTAGTATATAGCTACAATTACAATGCATTGTAGATCCGTACAGACGGCAAATAGAAAGCATATGATATAGCAGCCCGTACAAAGTATATATGTAATGCCCGCCCGCCCTGGCGGATCCGTTCCGGCTATCGCTTTCTTTGCGCACAAAAGCCCCGCCCGCAGCATAACAATAAATTATTGATACCATACACGTTTTGTTTATACAGTTTACTATCACCCTATTACCTACTATGTTAGTAGGTAAATAAGGCGATAAAAGGCACCGCCAGGATCCGCAGCGCAATAAAAAACCGGGGAATAAATCCCCGGCTTTTCTTTATCGTTGTACTCAATTTCAGCAATTATTTGTTCTTTATCTTCCGCCCGCCAGCCGCCGTCATAGAGTGCTGCGGCTATGCTTTGAATATCACTTATGTTATACATTATTTACACATCCTCTCAATTTTATTTTCTACTGTTGCAATCCGGTTTAATGTCGCTGCCCGCCGTTGCATGAGTGTTTGACGGTTTGGCGGGGCGTATTCTAATTGGATGTCGATGTCTTCCACGATCTGAATTAATGTCCGCTTTTGTTCGTTCAAGTAGGCAAGTGCATTATTTGGAGTTCGTGCGCAAGTGGTATATGTTGCCCGGATCAAGGGCGGCGGCTGTTCCGGCGGATTGTCTGTCGGCTTTTGACGATTGCTTATCGCTTGCCAGATAGACCACAAGACAATCAGTAAGAGTATGATCGGCATATCACTTCGCCCCCTTAACATCCCCTCTCATATTGCGCCCAGGTTGGCGTATTTTTTATTTCGTTACGCATAGCAGAAATAGCTCTTTTAATTTCTTCCCGGGTTTTTTCTTCGTTGTAATAAGTTGTACCCCAACCAGGAAAGCAAGCAACTAATCCAAGATCGACAAAGGATAGCAACAATTTCTTGATTTTTGTTACATCTTTTTGCGCCCATGCTTTGTCTGTATAATCGTCATATGCTATGCCGTAATTATTTTCGATCTGTACGGAAAAACCTTCATAATATCCATATTCGGCAATTACATGATAATATGAAATATCCGCCGCTTTGATTTTGTCCTGGACAATTTCCAATAGATCGTCTATCTCAAATTGCCAAACGTCCAGATCCTCATAATCGTTGTTGTCGCAATTAATCCCCATTGTGATATAATCACTTGTTTTGTAATTGATTGTTCCCATTGTTAAACCCCTTTCTTAATATAACGCCTTGCGCCATTCGATCCGCTTATATTTCAGATTGTTCGCTGCTCTGTATTCCTTTTCGGCGTTCCTGGCGGTGTAAAAGAAATAACGCATTTTAGGAAAACCGTCAACCTGGATCACATAAACGCCATTTACAAAGCCTTTTCGTCCGTACATTGTTTTATTCCCCTTTCGTAATATTGCACTTAATATCCGTCAACACATAATCCCATGCCGTGCCATAATGGGAAACGCCCCAGACATACATATCAAGTTTTTCGTTGTACCATACCGTTTCATTTGTCCAGGTTTCCAGGACTTCGGCACCCCACGGATCAATAATATAATATTGGAAATATTCTTCGTATTCGTCCGTTTCTTCGTCGTAATCGCTGCCGCAATAGATGTCCCAATAACCGATGTCCGCCGTGTTGCTGAAAATGTCGTTACTCATTACAAAGTTGAAAGCTTTGGCAAGTGTGCGATAATCAACATATCCGTTTTCCTGTCCGTATTCGCTGATTTCATTCCCCATGAAATAACGCCCGTTTACGATCTTTTCCTTTTTTGCGCTTTCCTTTCCGGCTTTCGCCTTTCGTGATCTGTTTGTTGTTTGGTGTTCCTTAGCTTGTTAAGCTCTGTATGTAATATATCAGACTTAGCTTGTTAAGGCAATAGGCAAAACAAACAAAGAATTATTGTGCAAATTGTGCAATATTTCATACCATATATATAATATCGCCGTATAGCTGCCAGGATCGAAGCCGGAAAAACGCTTTAATATGCGAAAGTGTATTCATTCCAGGCTGCGGCTGTCACGCTTTAGCGTGTTAAAGCGCAAAAGCAAGCCCAAAACCGCAAAACAGCCCTTTCTGTGTGTTCCTGGATTTCAGAAAAATATCTCGCCAAAACGATGACGATATAAATTGCACTTTAGATTGCACTTTGGATTTACTGAACTTTTCACCTATTCTCTGCGCACGATGTTCCCTAAACGAAAAATTAACTTGCTAATCACGATCTGGTATGTTATACTTAGACAAGTTCGTGATGGAGGTTGATGTGTATGGCAATGACAAATAGCCAGATGGTTATGAAATCCAGGCTAAAGAACGATCACTTTGAGATTAGACCATCGTTGGCAAAGGGAAAAGAGATCCGTGAAGCGGCTGCGGCTGCGGGCGAACCGCTTGCGGTTTATATCACAAAAGCCGTAGAGATGCGCATGGAGCAAGAGAAAAAGCAGTAAAATAGTTTGGAAAACCATGAGGGGGGGTATTAAAAAGACCCCCCCACTTTATTTTGTGGAGAGGTCACACACTTGATTACATTGTCACCATTCACCGTCACCATCGTCCGGCGTAATCACTACGCCACGGACAGCTTCAACAAGCATTGCCAGAAGCACCTGGTCTGACGAATATCCCGTGTCCGTTCTGATTTCACGGATCTCGCTCAAAAGCTGTTTCACATTCTCGCAGAAGATTTCAATGCTATCGTCCGGCATAATGTCCTCCATGCAAGAGGGGGGTCTTCAAATGACCCACCTACTTGTTTTTTGTAGTCAGTTTTGCTGTTTCATGCGGAGAAAGTGCCACGCAAAGTTGCACAATACTGTCTTTGCCGTGTAGCTAATCTGTTATGATATCCTTATATTTCTCCGCAAGTTTCTCCGGGTCTGTAATCTCGCCCAGGGGGTTCTCAACCGCTTCGTCCTGTGGCGTATCACGGAAACCATCATAGAACTTCTGGTGAAAGATAGTTAGGATAGGGTTGGTCTGACCCTCAATACCATACTGCTCTCTGGCGGCGGCGCAAATCTCTTGGCAAGTTTCGGCTATCTTGCGATACTCCGGGTTATTCTGGCGGCGCAGACCGAACTTCCAATTGTGTATCTCAGCCCTCCCTACGCCCATTGCCATATACATTGTGCCGTTCGTAATCTTCATGCCTGTCTGTGCGCAAAGGGATATATACATTTCCATTGCGTTCCAGATGGTTTTGGGGTCATCTGTGTTTACCGATTGCCGGATAGCAAGCAATGTGTGGATCATCACAGGCACGGCATTAGGATCTCCGCTTGTCGGCAGCATACTTGTTGGAGCGGCTAACGTTGTCAAGTCAAGTGACCGTGGTTCTCTCCAACCGTCAGAGGGGGGTTCTGATATGACCCCCCCACTTTCTTTTACGGTAGTGTCATTGACATATTCTGACATTCTCGGTTTGCCGCTGCCTTTGGGTCTGCCTCTGCCTCGCTTTGGTTTATTCTCGTCCGTTGTGTTTCACCCCCTTAGAATGGCAATCCGTCTGCATCGTCTGTGACTTCTTTCAGCACGGATGCTTTCTGCCACGCCCTCTGCTGCCCATACTCAGCGAAGTATCTGCGCCCTGTCTTAACCCAATCGTCAAACAATGCCATAATCATGCCAAGGTCTTTGCTCTCTATGATTGTTGGGTCATGCCCTACTCCTTGGAGCGCAAGGGCTTTGTTTGTCAATTCACGGATACAGACGAACTCGCCCGCAGACTTTGTGTCCAGATAGCTTTCAATAGCACCTATCCGCCAATCGTCCTGTCTTGCGTTCTCCTGTTCCTCACGGTACTTATCCAGAAGTTCCCGCTTGGCGAAGTTCTGCATGGACTTGTCATTCGCCTTGTACTTGTCCCTTGCCTCTGCCCAACATTGAATGATGTACTCCCGGCACTCTTTCTCACGCTGATACAAGTCATAGCCGGAAGTGTGCATGGTCACTGGATAGTATCTGCGGTTGTAGGTGTCCCGCAGCGGGGTGGCGTTATTGGTTGTACCCAGGAAGATACACCGCCTTGGCAAGTCAACTGTATTGCGGTCATAGGGCTTGCGGTAGCTGTCAACCGCTCTGGTTATAAATGCTTTTGATGCCTCCACATCTTTAGTCTTTGTCAGCGCAGACAGTTCCGGGATTTCGCAGATCCATTTTCCGCTAAGTTGCTCAATGGACGGTTGACCCTCAAACTGATTGATCTCGCCAAACCACTCATCTTTGATTGCAAGAAAGCGAATGATGCTTGACTTGCCCTCGCCCTGTTTTGTGCCGATGAGAATTGGAACATCATCAAACTTGCACCCAGGGTTGTACAGGCGATGAATACCTCCGGCGAAGATTAGTCTGCTGACCTCTCGGCAATAGGGGGTGTCATCGACATTGCCCCACTCAATAAGAAACCGCTCACAGCGTTCTTTGCCGTCCCATTTGATTGTTTCTACGAAGTCAACAATGGGGTTGTACTCTCTCGCCTTGAACAGTAGCCGGAGTGCTGCCGTGTGCTTCTGCGCCTGGTACATATGATACGCTTTCTCTATGTACGCTTGTGAGGCTGCTTCATCTGCATCTGTCCATCTGTGTGGTTTGCCGTCTGCGTCCGGGTATTCAGCGGTCTGCGACATGACATTAAAGCGAATGTTGGAGTAGTACGGGTCATTCAGCATAATGTCCAGAAAACCCTGGATGGTCTTTCCGTCATCAATGATGCCCTCAATGGCGGCGATCATGGCATCGTCCATCTCCGGCGTTATGCCGATTGCCGTTCGCAAGTCTGCCATCCGCCGCTCCAACTCCGGCAGATTTTGTTTCGCCTCATTGTATTGCCTTGTGCCGGGTTGGAATGTGCGCAACCAACCCTTGTACGATGACCAAACGATTACGCTGCTGCGGTATTCGTCTTTCGCATCAATGGTCATTGTCGGTTCATCACCAACTCTCTCTGGTTTCTGTTAGGGGGGTGCTAAAAAGACCCCCCTACTTTGTTTCTGCGTAGGAACATGACCATCCATCAAACAGTTCATGCCGTTTGCCAAACTGACACTTGCGGCAGACATACACACTCACATGGCAATCATGTCCGTACTTCTCTTGAACCTTTGGGTGGGGACATTTGCGCATGAGTATGTCTGCCATAGGTAATCGGTGTACTGCGTCCCATACCTTGTTGTAGTGCTGACGGTATGGGGGTTTAACATCACCCATTCCCATTGAGGATCTCCATCAGCACTTCCCCGGTCTTTGCCTTGTCGCAGAACCGCCATTCGCAATGATGATGTTCAGCAAATGTCTGCATCATCTTCTGCAATCTGGGGCTGTCAATCGGTCTTTTGCTTGGCAGTTTCGTCCCCATGTATCGTCCATACCTCTGACCGATCAACAGTTTCATATATCGTTCGTACCGGGGGTTTCGCCACTCATGCACATGGGATATGTCCCCTATGCCGTCCTGTTCGACAAGGATAACCAGACGAATACCCAACTCATGCGCAAGGTCACACTCTCTGGCGAACCGCTCATGCTCTTGCACCATGTTATTGTAGACTTCGCCCAACCCGTACTTGGTGTCTACGCAAGTTGTCTGAGTGGTGGGCAACGAATAGTCACCCACCATCAGCTTACTGCGCACAATACGGATGCCGTTCTGCTCACAGAACTTCCGTATGTTCTCATGCTTTCCGGGTTGGTTTCTGGTGTCCTCGACTATGATGCTTGGCATCGTCATGTCAAAATCAGTAAAATGTTTTTTCCCATCTTACTTTCCTTTCCGTTGGATATTTTTGAACTGTCCCAAAAAGTGTTTCCTGTTCAATTTCCCTTGGTCTTGACGGGGAACTCCAATCCCCCCCCCCCGCTATGCCGCAGTTCTTCCAACCAGATGCTTGCAAAGATGTTCCAGGTTCAGATTGCAGAGTGTATGTAATGATGCGTTTGTACCCCATTTCTTTCGCCACTCTCGCACACGCACCGTACAGTTTAGAGCAAGCGTTATATGTTCCATCAGTACAAACTCTGCGTACTTCAATCGTAAGACCATCATCAAGTTTTCTCGCAATCGGTTTCCCGGAAATTGCTACGCCGCATAAGCGGTCATCGTCATAACACGCTAATGACCACTTGTGTCCGCTTGTCGGTAGATTGTGACGATGGTGTTGACCTACATATGCGTTTGCCTCACGCAAAATTATTGGTCTAATTGTTAGCATCAGAACGGAAGATCACCGTCAGCGTCATTAATGTTGGTGAAAGTAAGTGTATTATCGACAGGCAGCGTCTTCTTATCCGGCACACGGAAATGTCCGGCACGAACCTTGGCGGTGGTGATAGTCCTCGCAACATTGAGGCGAGTGCCAACGCTGCCGTCCTGTTTCTTATATTCTTCCTCACCAAGCACAACACCGATGAACTTGCCAATCAGTTTGTTCTCATCACCGTCCCAGGCGGGCTGAGTGGGATTGCTCTCGTTCACGCACTCAATGAAGCCCTTGAACATTCCCGCCGCTTTCTCGCTATAAGAGCGGTACATTTTCAGCGGGGTAAATCCATTGCGCTCAATGCAGTTTGCACCGTGACCCTTGAACTCACCCTCGCTGATGTCAAACTCCAGATAGATGTATTCCTTTTCCGGGCGGTTCTCAGCCTTTGTGATTTTGCAGACATAACCGCCGGGGACAAGCCGCTTGTATTCCTCGTTCCCCTTGCTCTCAACAGAGTCCCAATTCCATTTCAGATCAACCATTTGTTACCTCCAAATCATCTTCGTTTTCGACTATTTGCAGCGGGCAAGACCCGCCGACATACTTGTTTGGGTACTGACACACTTCCCCATTTAGCCCGCAAGTCTTGTAGTTTCTGCGGTAGTAGTAGCATTGGTCGCAGCAAATATCCGCATTGCCCCTGTGGTCTACGGGAAAGAACACATCTACAACCGCCTGTGCGTGGATATAGTCGGCAATGCCGTCATCAAAGTTAGCCATACCGCTTATTCCACCTTTCTACGGCGGTTTCCGCAGACCAGAACCTCGGCAATCGCAGACCACATCTTACGCATTTGACCGTTCCCTGTTTCAGCGGATAGTAGTTGTGGTTTGGATCCGTGTATTCGTAATTGTTCTCCTTATACACGATCTCAGCTGAACCATTACAGAATGGGCAACGCTTTAGGTTCAATTCTCTTGACATTGCACACCACCTAAATATTCTTCCAGAGAACCAACAGGATCTTTCGGTTTTTTGCCGTATATGAAGTGATATTCTTTATGACAGTTAGCGCAAAGGCAAATACACTTTTTAGCCTCCTCCCTTACCGCATCCAAGTTCCTTGATTGAGATATGGTGAAGTTCTTTTTGCTTGGTTCTATATGGTGGAACTCAATAGCGATTAGCCGCTTCTCCCCACACTTGGCACACGGTGTTTTGAGTTCGTCATATAGTTTAAAAAGACTTTCACGCCTTTTCTGCTCGGCTATCCTTAAGTATTCCTTTTGTTTTTCTCTGTGCTTTAGAACTTTTTCTGGGTTTTCTCTGTACCATCTTTTCTTGTACTCTTTTACGGCATCTGCGTGTTCTTTATAATATTGTCTTGATTGCTCCAAAGCCCTTTCTCTGTTCTTTAGATAATTAAGGTGCTTTCTAATCTTTTCGCAATCATTACAAACACGCTTGTCTTTGTAAAAATCGCTTATATGTTTTTCAACGCCGCACTTAGTACAAACACGGAGGTCACTCAATATTCCAATACTCCCTTATTGCCGTATCAACCGCTTTGAGGTCATTTGGGATTTTCAGGTCCTCAAAGAGTGCTTCTGGTGACTTGCTAATGTCCAGACCATCAGATTGTGTGCGGAAGAAATACTTATCTGTTCCGTCTTTCATAGCACGGAGGCACACAGTAACCATGCCCTCAATACACACTTTCTGATCCAAGAGTTTCCCAATTGTTTTCAGCTTCACATCACCGTAATCGTTGCTTTCCTCATGGAAGATGAGATAAACAATCTTGTCATCCGGGAGTTGGTTCTTGATGAACAGGATCAGTTCGTACACATCGTCAGCAATTCGGTTATAAAGGTCAAAGGACGAACCGCCAGACTTCGGTTTTGAGTGTTCAGCCATAAACTTTGCGGTTTGCTGATAACCAAAGTCATCAATCACGGCTGTATTGCAAGGCATCTTAGCCAAGGCGGTTTTCATGCTGTCCACATTGTTTGTCTTGTACTCATACTTGAACTGTTTGCGGAACGGCAACCGCTTGTTAACCGTGTTGATTAACAGGATCTCATCTTCTCCAAAGTTGAGCAGAGATCGACTTTTCCCTGTGCCGGACTTGCCATAAATAATCACGCACTCGCCCATTATCCCTCCTCCTCCCCCTTGCGGATAATCTCAATCAGTTTTGCGGCGAAGTCATGCACTCCCGCCAGATACCACTTAAGGAACTCGCCATCGCCGTCCAGAACATCGTTTCCCGCAATGAACTCATGCTCAAGCATGGCAATGTCATAGTCGTGGAACCACTTGTAATCTGCCATTAAATCCTCCATTTCTTGGCTAACTCACGAAGAATTGCTTCGTAGGTTTTGCCGTCATTCGCATACCTGGGGATACTTGCTTTATCCCGCTCATAGTTTGCCAACCGCTCAGAGTAGGTCATCTTATTCTTCCGTCTTTCGGTTAAGATTTGCTGCCGATTGCCGTCCACGCTCTGCCCTCCTCGCTCGTTCTTCGTCTGACAGCTTGATGTTAGGGTTCTTGCCGAAGCGGAACGGGTGCAAAGAGCAATCTTTGATCTCGCACAGACTTACCTCTTGCGCACTTCCGCAACAGCACTCAAGGCACTTTTGCCTTACGGCTTTTAGTGGTGTCAAGGGTGTTCTCTACCTCCCTCCGCAATATATCTTTGCCGCAGTTTAGTCAGCATATCCTCACACAGTTGGCGTTCAATGTCTTTGGTCAAATCAAGAACCATGAAGTCAGACAACCGCCGCAGTTCTTCTTCCGCTTCAACCCGGCCAGCGAAGAATAGAAACAGTTCGTACAGTTCTTCATCGGTATATGGGTCACAAGGTTCATCGTCTGTACGCTTGCCGTTCCACTTGCCGTCATACCCTCTCTCTGGGGTGCCGTCCCAACCCCTGTGATACTTGGAGCGGATCGTGCTTTCATTCCGTCCCAGGATGCGTACAAGAACTCGCATCGGCAGCATCTCTCCGTTATAGGGGTACAACTTGCACTCAAAGTGTTCGTAGCGATTTATCTCTGCCACTCAGCAACCACCCCATTCTTTGAGATAACTCGCTCGGTACATAAAGGGATTGCCGTACCAATTGTTTATGCCGCAGTAGTGGACAATTGCCGGGTTTTGGGTTTCTCCTGTTGCCCAATTTTCGTTGTAGCGAACATCCACAGGAACAGCTTTGTCCGTATGGATGTTCCACACATCCTGGTCTGCCCACTCCGTCTTGACCGTGTTCAGATACTCAACCATGCCCGCTTCTGCCTTGTCCTTGCGCATCTGCGACAAGTTAATGACCGCAACGCCCATGTTGTAGTATTTGTCACCATACAGAGTGAACTCGCCACGGAACTGCGGAACTGCACCGAACCACTTGCCGTCCAGGTTAGTCTTCCACAACCCCTCCAAGCTGTCATTAACAATCGTGTCAATGTCCAAGTGAATGACTTTCTGCACCGGGAGAATTGACGGATACACCGCCTTTAGCAGATTGATGTAGGTAAATGGGTTGTGATAGTTGACCCCGCTCTCTGGAAACCACTTCTGACCGCTCACATTGATGATCTCCGCTTCGATAGGCAAATCGTCAATCGCATCATCTTCGCACAGTACAAAGACCCGTGCCTTGGGGTTGTGATACCGTAAAGACCGCATGGACGGAAACGCCCACGGATATACATTTCTGGTCATGGCGTACACTACATTCATCGTCTATCACCTCTGCTTGCAGCCACCATGAGTGCCATCAGAAATACGCCGAAGATAACACCAAAGAAGAAACTGACACAGCAATAAATGATTGTCATTATTCCTCCTCATTCAAAAAGACTTTGAAATCTCTAATGCGGATCTGGTCATAGTTCGTGTTGGCATTCATATCCTGTTCCAACGCCTTTCGGATGTCCTCTGGGTCATTCACCTCAATGAACTTAATGTTCAGCTTGTCCTTTACTACCTCCGTGAACTCCGCTGTAAATGTAATCGTTATTTCCTTGTTCAATCGTTCCAACCTCCTAAACTGTTTTGTTGCCGGATCATATTTCATTAAATTGCTTGGGATAATAATGCTCATTCCAAATCCATCTTTGCCCCGCAGTTGGGGCAGTAGAATGTTTTCGCCTCAAATCCAACCCCACATTCTGAGCATCTGAACCAGTCACAATACACGACAATGTGTGTTTGTCTACTACCATTTTCAGGAACCGGAAGCCCTTGCCTATATCGCTCCCACTTCCCCCGCCGCACAGGAGCAACATCAGCGGCGGGCATAGCCTCAAGCGCAACATAAGCACTTCGCCCATCAGCAAACGCTTCAAAAACGGCGTTAATGGCTTTGCTCTTGTCGATGTACTCAGTCATTTTTTCTCACCATCTCTTTCCACTTTTCAAGTCGTTCGCAGACATACGGACAATCCTCTGCCCAGATGTGCAAGTCGAAGCGCCGTGCATAATACTTGCGGATTTCACAATTCCAGCATGGGTGGTCAGCCATCTTTCGCCTCCAAATCAGCCGCGCACTCCGCACTTATCGTCCCTGCTGTGGACGGATAATCTTTTGCCGAAATGCTATTGAACTCGTTCATTCTCCACGTCGGCACGGGCGTTTGGCCCAACGGAGTAACCGTCTGCATGGGGCATGGTCTGTTCAACAGCGGGCAGTACCCACACGGAAGTCGGTGAACACAGGAACACGTTGTGTATGTGTATGAACTCGGCAAGGGGGTTTTTGTTCCGTCATTCGTTATCATCGGCTACCTCCCTATTCTTTCTCCGCTCCTGCTTGTGCAGATACCGTTTCGCCCACCGCACCCACTCACGGGAGATGCAGAACACGCCACGGTGGTGTAGACGGTCAGACACATAATTACGATAACCGACCTTTTTGTATTCAGCCATTGGCATCCTCCATCTCGTCCAAAAAATTCATGCTGTCCCGTGCCATTTGCCACGCCTCAAGTTCATCGTATGCAAAACACGCAATATCTTTCCCTTTGTACGTTGCCTTGAGAAAGACATTGACGCACCCGTCATGCCACGGATAGTGCTTGACCTCGACCACTTCTACACCTCTCCGCAGGCACTCTCGCCGTCTGCGCTTAGATATCTTCTTTCGCATCGTCTACCTCCTCCACCGGGCTTTTGCCCTCAAAGCAGTTGTGTACTTCTCTTGCGTCTACCTCGCAGTCCCACCGTTCGCATCTGTCATAATACCAACGGTAGTATTTGCAGTGGTCACAATTCATATCGCCCCGTCTGCCGGGGCTTGATATAGTCAACGGATACTGAGAACCGTCTACTATGTCAATCACCCCCTTTCCTCCACCGGGCTTTTCAGCCAGCCCAATGTTTCCTCTCTTGTTCCGAATGGATAAACCATCATCTTGTCCCTCAGACGTGCGCCGTATGCAAAAGCGTCTTGACAGGCGAAACCGATGAACTCCGCCAGCTCTTCATCCGTCATGGAGCGGATACGGTCGGCGTTGGTCTGCGGCTTATCCGGGACAGTATCATCGTACGGGATAAACCCGTACTCTGGGACGTATATGCCCGTTCTGCTCATGCCTCGCCCTCCTCGTCTGCGGGGATGATGGTCGGCAGTTTTTTTGCTGTCAAAGACGCTTCGCAGAATGTTGCAACAGCTTGTTCTGCTCTAAGTTTTATTTCGTCGTTTCTGTCAGCAATAGCATTTACTCCCCAACGGATAGCCGCTTCGATGCGTTCATTAATTTCTTTTATCAGCATATCCAAGTCAATCAATCTCCCATGCGGAGGGATGGGGACGAGAGGACAATCTTCTCTGCGTTTATTCCAATGTAATTTTACCAAGCGTTCTTCTGTAATAATGCATGCGTAAACTCCGCTTCCGTCATATGTTTCAATAGCAAAATCACAATCTGAACATTTACTTGGCATCTCCATATTTGGAATATAGACGCTCACTTTCCATCCTCCTTAATTGCCTGTGCCTCCGCTATACTGAGCATCCAATCACATGGAGCAGTATCCATCAATGAACATCCGATATAACCATCATTGCCCTCATCACCAAACGGGCATCTCCGGCATTGTGTTGACTCGCAATACGCCATGATCGTTTTGAGCGCAGAAATTGGAACACGCTTGCTCATTCGTCCTCCTCCATTTCCTCCATAAACTCCATTGCCTCATCTGCCAACGGACAATGCCCATCCTCGCAATCCATTGGACAGTAGTGACCGTCACAGACTTCTGGCACATAGTACGGGATGTTTTTCACTCGTTCTCGTCCTTTCTTTTAAACACAACCACAATCTCTTTCGGCGGCGTATCAAAAATAGGGGTTCGTTCAAAGTAAACCTTGTCTACACACCATGCTCCGTCTGGAACTGAAAACACTTTTTCACCGCTGACTTCGCAAGCGTTCCAATCACCATCTGTTGGAGTAACCACCTCAACGGTCATGTAATGCTCGTTCACGGGGATATATTCTTCGCTCATCACTCGCCCTCCTCTGCCTGTTTAATTCTTTTCTTGGCGATATCAAAATACTTAGGTTCAAGCTCCATACCGATGAAGTTGCGATTGGTGTTGACACAGGCCACGCCTGTTGTGCCGCTCCCCATGCAGTTGTCGAGTACAGTTCCCCCCTCATTAGTGTATGTTTTAATCAAATACTCGCAAAGAGCGACAGGCTTTTGCGTTGGATGAAGCCCAACCTCCGTGTTAAACTTCTGCCATGAAGAAGGTACACGAAGATTCCCCTGATTCCTGTTTGGCTTATCAAAATTGCGATAATTGCTTGATGCGGCAGTTCTGTTGTCAAAAGAATACTGCACTCTGCTCAATCCACCGCCTGTTCTTTCTTGCATCTGCTTGTTGTATGTCCACTTTCCCTTTGAAAAGATAAGGATATGTTCATGTTCTTTCATTGGCTCTCTAACAGTGTTGGCGAATTTGCTTCCTCTGTTCTTAATCCATATCCATTCATGTCGAAACATTTTCGGATTACTCATTACAAGAGCAGAACTGAAAGGTTGACTTGCGAAAAGGGCTATAACAGCATTATCTTTGCATACTCTGTCATATGCTTTCCAAAGTTCCCCAAACGGAATAACTGAATCCCATTTGTTATTAGTCACTCCATATGGTAAATCGCATAGAACCATGTCTACACTTGCATCTGGAATTTTCTGCATAAGCTCGATGCAATCACCTTGCACAAGTTCACAAAAATATGCTCCCTCTGTCGGCATCTCCATTCCATTGATGTATATGCTCATGTCAGCTTCACCTCCCATCCCCTCTCTGCGAGGGTTGTCTTCCGCATATCTTCCTGTGACAGATAGCCTTTGACATAGCTGTCAATGTGTGCCATGAACCGCTCATGGAACTTATCAAGCCATGCGTCCGGCAGTTGGAAGTCTGTTGCCAGGGTATAGATCATCACATCAAGGATTATGCTTGCCCCTGTATCGCTGCCGTACTTCATTGCCCGCTCAACATCTGCCTGTGTGCAAGGGATACGGCGTGGGTTCGTCTTACGCTTCATAGTATCTTGTCCTCGCCGTCACTTCGTATGTGTTGCGCAAGATGATACTGTCTGTGGTTCTTTCTGCGAACACATAGCTTGTGTCCATAGGTCTGTGCGTACCATTGCGCCACTCGGTTATCATCCGATATGCCGTTTGGTACAGAGGCTCAAGCACGGGGTTATCGTCTGCGTACCCAACCCATTGGCACGGCTGTTTGCAGACCTCGATGATTGAGTCGGGATATCTGCTATCGTCCACTCGGTTGAGGATGCACCAGACAACCGTGGTCTGATGCTGTGTTGCATGGTTCCGTGCCATGCCGTACATGACCCTCGCCACATACTCCGCTTCTTCCACTTGCTTGTTGCTGACAATGGGTTCTGCCGTCTGCTCCGGCTCAATGAAGTCAGCAAGAGAGGCAGCTACGATCCGCTCTGGGGGACGAGTCTGATCTGTGACCCTTGCCGTGACGATCAAACAGAGAAAGAAAATAAGAACGGCAAGAGTAATCCGTTGCCACGAATACTTCATTGCCGCTATAATTTGATACAACACTTTCATTAATATCATCCTCTCATTTTGTTTTTAAGAAAACCACGGGGAGGAGCAGTTGCAACTCCTTTAGCACGGCAAGAGGGGGCGGCTGTGTGAAGAAAACCGAAGCACAACCGCTTGTAGACCGTGATGCGCTTGCCCCCGTGGTTAAGTTGTCAATAATGGTTCTCCTGGTAGTATTCGTCAGCATCTATCTCGCTGACGCAGTTCTCGCAGCCGATTACCTCTTTGTTCAGCCCCAAGTACAAGGTGTCACATTCTTCATAGCAGATGGGGCAAAGGTATCTCGGTCTTTCCTTTGGCGGTTCCGGGTAATCATGCACCCCCCATCCCATTAGACCACCCCACTTTCTTCCAGACAGACAACCAGGGAGATCACTCCGTTCTTGGTCATCTTCTTCAAGGGCAACCGCTTGTCCAACCAACGCTTGCTGACAACGCCGGACTTAAACAGATCCGTCACGCAGATTGTCCGGGCGTTAGTTGCCATCTTGCTTTTCTGGCGCATACTCAATGCACCGACTTCGTTGGCATCACATGGGGTTATGACAATGTACTTGCCTCTCGGTTCTACTTTTACCCACCGCATGGTCTTGGTGATGTTCTCAGCCGATGAGGAAATGTACATCTCGCACCGAAGACCATAATCTGTTATTCTGGCAAACGGCTTCATTACCTCTTGCCTCCCGTCATCTTCATGGCAAGGACAGGGAGAGCGCACCCCCCACCGTCTATGCCGAACTTGTTGCGAACGGTCTTGCGGTCAAGCCCCAACAGGATTGCGATCTCGCTTATGCTCAACCACCCCTTGCCGTCCGTCTGCTCCGTCAACCATTGGACGGTTTCTCTGTATCCTTGCGGTTCTCTCATGCCAACCGAACCCAAGCACCAATAGCCATGAGTGCGGTCATCAGCATAACCATCACATTCGCCATTGTTTTCTTCCTCCTGTCCTTTCTTTTGTACTTTGTTCCCTTTAGAATTGATTTCGTGAAAATGTAGTTGATTTTCCCTACAATTTCGTGTTATACTGTTCCCAAATAAGCTGTTTGTCACCATGCGGTGTTACTTTCTTGGGAGCGTCTTTACTATACTCCCAACGTGGTAATACTGTAAAGAAAAAATGTCTTACAGAATGTTACAAAAGGGTTACACAAGGGGGATAGTATGTTTTACGAAAGATTTGAGCAGTTATGCCGTGAAAGAGGGTACACCCCAAGTGGGGCTTGTCTTGCAATGGGTAGGAGCAAAAATCTTGCGGCTAAATGGAAAAGCACAGGGACGAACCCAAGCATGGCAGTTTTGAAAGAGGTAGCTGATTTCTTCGGCGTATCAGTTGGTTATCTTCTCGGCAACGAAGATGAGAAACCGCAAGCAAGACAGGAGTTATTGGACAGCACCGAACTGCGAGTGCTGTTTGATGCCGCTAAGAATGTTCCCGCATACAAACTCTATGAAGTGGCATCTCAACTAATGAAATGGAAAGAGGACAATGACATACCTTGACGGTGCAGACTTTTTCGTGCGTGTAGTTGATCTACCCTTTGGCGTTGGCGGTTGTGTTGCGCCCAATGACGATGGGACATTCTCGGTGTACATCAATGCTCGAAACACACACGAAAGACAGCAAGAAAGTTATAAACACGAACTGCGGCATATAGAGCGGAACGATTTCTACAATGGTCTGCCGATTGAGCAGATAGAGGATCTATGAAGAAACAGGACTATGCCAAGCTGTTCCCACGGAAAGCGGACGGCAGATATCAAACGAAGTACAAATCTGCTGACGGCAAGTGGCACACCTTGACGGACAAAGACCCGGAACGGCTGTTCTACCGTCTGGAAGAAGCAAAAAAGCCCCGTGCCGTCACCTTTGCAGATGCAGCCGGGGCTTGGGAAACTATATACCGTGAGGGGTGCAATCCACGAACATGGATTAACTACCGCCCGCACTATGATGACATTGTGTCACGCTATGGGGACATTCCTGTTGCTGAGATACAAGGCTTGCACATTATCCAGGATTTGCAGAGAGCAAAAGCACAGGGGTACAGTAGGACGGTTGTAAATACTCGCCGCACTCTGTTCAACAACATACTGAACCATGCTGTTGCGCAAGGTTGGATTGCGTGGAATGTGGCACAGGGGATTAAGTTGCCAAAGGGTCTACCGTCATCAAAGCGGTCTGCTCCAGATGATTGTGCAATTCGTACTATTATTCAAAACTATAAACAGCCATTCGGTATGTTTGCTTTCCTCTTGCTCTGCACGGGGTTGCGCAAGGGTGAGGCATTGGCGTTGACTAAGGACGATATCAAAGACGGTGAGATCCATGTCACGAAGTCCTTGACCCTGTTGGACGGTTCAAGACCAAAGCTGAAAGAACCCAAGAGCGAAGCGGGAAAGCGAACCGTGCCGATTGTGTCCATTCTGCAACAGCCTTTGGACGATTATATGTCACAGTTGGACGGAGAAATCCTGTTCCCAAGCAGAGGGTACAATGGTTCGCCGGACGGACAGTATATGAGCGGATCTAACTATGACACAGCGTGGGCTAACTATGTCAAATCGGTAGGGCTTGACGGTCTTACGGCGCATCAACTCCGGCATGGAACGGCAACATTACTCTTTGAAGCGGGGGTTGACCTTTACACGGCAAAGAGGGTACTTGGTCATTCAAAAGTCACCACAACAATGGAGATTTACACCGAACTCCGGGAGCGGAAAGAGCAACAATCTGTTGATAAGCTAAACGATTATTTGCGGGAAATAGCAGATTGATTTTTTGCACCCGGATTGGGGCATGGGGCAAGCACCTAAAAAACCATTGATTTTCCACGCTTTTTATCGGTCTGTAAATCTGCTGTCAATGACTTCGGTGGTTCGAATCCACCCGCCCCCACCAAAGCCCGGAAAGTGCTGATTTATCAATGCTTTCCGGGTTTTCTTATATTCAAAAACTCCCCTCTTTCTACTCCATCACGGAGGAAAAATTGGGGAGTTTTGGGGAGTATTGTGGAGCGTTTTTGGGGCAAATTTGGGGCAAACTTCAAGCGGGTTTGGTTTCAAGCACTTTCAACCGTTCGTTGAGTCGCTTATCTTCTGCCTCAAGTAAGGGAACACGGGTAGCAAACTCGTTGTGTTTGCGCACTTCTCTGGTCAGTTCTTCAATCTTGGTGTCCGTGACCGCTTGATATTTCTCCAACTTTGCATCAAGTTTGGCATCTGAGATTTCACTCTGTTTGTCCAACTTTGCATACAGTTCCTTTGCAGAGGCATGGGAGATAATCAACTGCGCAATCACGGCACAACCGCCTGTTATGATGGCAACTATAATCGCATCTGACATTCTTATTCGTCACCACCCATCACAAAGAATAAGTTCTGCTGCTTGTCCACTTGTTTCTGTCCCCGCCAAGAACTAAGCAGATCAGTTTTGTGCTATTTGGTACATACCCGTTGTCCACCGCATAACCACCATAAGTCAAAAACGATCCGCTGTCAATTATTTCAACATCTCGCTGAACAACGGTCTTGTTGGATTTGTCATACATCAGTTTGCCACGGGGCTGTGACTTCGGTGCATGGTCATGTCCAAAAGCGGCAAAGTCAATGCCGTCCACATACAAAGCACCGTTGTAACCATTTTGGTCTTTCAGCTTATGGACGATGTATCCAACATAGCGGGCTTGCTTTCCGTTGCCGTGACCACCCTCGCCTACGCCAATGTCAACAACGGCAAAGGTCTGACGATAAAGGTTCTGCAATCCCGCATCTTTGGCACAATCATAGACGGGAAACAGACCACAAGTGCGGGTTATGCGGTTGCTCTCATGGTTTCCAGGGACAATGCAGATGGTACGGTCAGCAAGTTCTATGAACTGCTCCGTCAACCACTCTTTCTGCGCCCACGGTGGAGCGGTCTGTGTGTAAATGTCGCTCTTGCTACCAACAATGGCGTTTTCGCAGTAGTCCCCAACCCAAATGATGTATCTGTTGGGTCTTTCCATGACCATCTTCTTGAAGCGTTCCCACTTTCTGCGGTCATGCTGTGCGCTACCATAGTGGATATCGTGCGCAAAATAGACTTCGATTTCGCTGAACTCTTGCGGAGTGTTGAACACGATGGGTTTGTATTCTGAAATCATGCGTTATCCTCGCAAGTTGAAGTTGGCGGTTGTAACCAATGGACAGCCATATAGACCACCCATTTCTAACTGAGCCGCCGCAGTTAATAGCGGTTGTAAAACTTTAGCCCTTTTGGGCTGGTTGGAACTGAGCCGTTGACAGTTTGTGTGGATTATTTGCCGCCGTTTGCAGGATAATCCGTCGGACTTTCCGCATAATAATCCCCCATCTCAAAGAAGTATGGGTTGTCTTCGATAATAATAAAAGTTTGCAGCCTGAGCCTTGTGCCTACCCCTTCACTCTCATCAACATATACAAAACCATTCTGAAACGCAGAAGAAATCTCCTGTGCGGTTTTGTCGAGAGTCGATGTTTCCGTTAATTCGTCATAGGTGGCATGCACCACCAATACACCGCCGCCGCCACCAGAGGGAGCGGCTTTATCCCATTGACCATTAACAACGGTCAGCACATCGCCATTATCAGCGGCAGACACAGCGGGCAGATCACTCCCGCCGCCACCGCCACCACCATTATCCAGAGGGGGCGTTGCCACCAGAGGCACAAAATACTTAGGCATAATTCTATCTCCTTAGTTTATTAGTCTTTTGTAGGTTTCTTGACCAACAATTCCGTCATCGTCTATCTGCATTTTTTTCTGGAACTGCTGAACTGCTCGTTTAGTGTCACTACCATAGTCACCGTCTATACCGCATGAACCACACGATATGCCCCAACGGTAGACAAGTAATGTCTGTATGGACTTCACAGCATTGCCAACTGCGCCAGAGGAAAGCATAGGGAGTGTGACGGAAACATTCTGAACGGGACGGGGGGTGCTTATTTCATGCCCCCCACTTACTCCGGGTTCGTACCGCAGAACGCAATCCCACGGGTAGTCAAAATACGGTGCTACACAAATCTCTCCACCCGTCTGATCGCCTGTCTTGCCACCCGTTGCCTTACCATACTCGTTTGCTCTCGCATGGACAAGTTTTCCGTTGCCGATGTAAAGCGCAGTATGGTTTGCCTCGTTTAGCAGAACATCTCCGGGTTTGAGATTATCCTTGCCGACTTCCTTGAAACCGCAGTTTTTGAAGATTTGCCGCATATTGCCCGTGTAGGTTGCACCAGCTCGTTTCACAGGGACACCCGCCGCTTCATATGCGGAGATCACAAAGGAGGAGCAATCATAGTCGGGACTCCACCGCATTGTTTGGTCATAACCGTGAATGGGGTTAGATGCGGTATCTAACGCCCATTCAACAGCCTTTTCAGCAACGGTCATGCGGCATCATCAGCTTTGCGCAGAGTGTTAATCCAATCCTCACCCGCAGAGGTAATCAACGCCTGGATATCCACGGACGCACCCTTTAGGCACTCCATCATCGGCGAAGACATCTTCTTGACCGTGATGTTGTAGAGCATCATGCCAAGCTGAGTGATTTCTTCCTCTGTCAGTTTCCCGTCAATAGCGGCGGCTTTCATATCGCCAACAAGGGTCTGCTCCAACTCGCCCACGGTCTGCTGCGCCATCTCGGTCAGAACCTCAACAGCCTTGGCTATATTCTGGAACTCAACTTTCTTGGCAATCTTCGTAGTCAACCAAGTGCCAAGGACACCGATGAGCATAATCAGCAGAGTGCCACAGACTTTGACAAGTTCCTCAATGATAATGTCAATCATTGCCATTACCCCTTATGCTCATAGTGTTCGCCACGGATAGTCATGCCGTCCGGCGTGATTACCATAGCGGAGTGCATGGGGATTTCAGACGAAGCCGCAAAAGACATAATCGTATGGAAACGGGCTTCGGCTTCGTTGATGGTTTCATAGGTCTGCGGGGACGGAATTGCGATGCTCCCATCAGAAAGAGTCTGGATTTCAAGAACGATATACATTGTTTCCTCCTTAACTGAAAGTAACTGTAAGTGTTAGGTTCATTGCGGCACAGGAGTTTGTTACACCACCCGTAAACGCCGTGCTTTTGGAAACGCCAATATAAAACGAATTGTCCGTGGACTTCGCTTTTGAGAATGTGTAGGACGCATTGGTTGTCCATTCAGTTGTGTCAGAATTGCCGTCAAGATACCCACCGCCGGGAAGACGAACACCGCCCTTGATTGAGTTAATTGTTATGGTGGATACATTTTTCATGGATTTGGGCGTGGTGACTTGAATTTTCAGCACCGCAGCACTTGACAGTACAAGACATGGAACTACCATAGACGAGCAAGTAAATGTATCGCCGGACTTATAGAAAACATCGTCCTCAATCGCTACTTTGTTACTACCATTTACATACAGATTTCCCGCAAGTTTCTCGTTTCCGCTCCAATCCAATGTACGGGCATTAGAGCGGGCATTGTCAGTAGTTCCATTGCCTACGATTTCAATGTATGTTCCTCTGGTGGTTTCTGTACCCGTTTCGACTACATTGTACTCGCCAAAAACGGTTTGAGATTTTCTGTGCGCTTCGTTGTGGTTGCCACCCAACACAGATGAATACTGTCCACTTGCGGTATTATATGCGCCACCCAACACAGATGAATAATAATGAGATGCAGTATTATGCTCACCACCGCCAACAAAACCAGAGTATTTGGTTGCGGTATTATATGCACCTCCGCAAACAGCAGACCAATCCCCGCTTGCTGTGTTACTATACCCACCGCCAATGGTAGAATCTAAACCGCTTGCCGTGTTGCTTCCGCCACCACCAATGGACGAAAAATTGCCAGATGCTACACCAAGAGTGCCACCGCTTACCGTTGCACAATAACCACTTGCTGTGTTAGTTAGCCCGCCACTAACAGTAGAATATCCACCGCTTGCAACTATATAATGTCCGTTTGCGATAGACCATGCTCCAATATTGCTATTAATTGTTCGGTCACCTAAGTCAAAATGGTATGCTCTATCTCCCGTCTTATACACAATGACAACTGTACTACCAGATGCAATAGTATTAGTAAATGTAATTGTCCTATCACTAAAGGTGTATGCCGTTGTTGCTACTCCATCAATTTCAATACTTTCAATAGAATTGATGGAAAAGCCCATTGTTATTGAACTGACAGCAGAAGTTGTGACAACCGTTTCAGTAAGTTCAGCGTACCCGCTTGCATCACGCATATCGCCAATGGAAGTGTAGACTTGGCGGTTCATGTCATACAACTCAAAAGTGTTGTAATCAATCTCGGCATGAGTGCTACCGATTTCACCCAATGTAACCGTACTGCTGTTGTAGTTTGCGACAGCCGTACCACCACTATAAAAGGTGATACCACCATCATTGAATGTCGCAATCACATTGTCGTTGGCATCAACAATCGTAAGGTTCTGAGCGGTCACATCATAAGCGGTCAAGTAGTTGATGATTGCCGTGTTGATCTCAGCCCAATCCACTTTCAGCTTGTTGATGCGGACAATGTTGTTTGCAAGGTTGATAAGCTGTTTTCCTACACTACTGCCACGGTCTGCATCGTAGGTTTCATGTGCGGTGCAACTGACGGTAATGCCGCTTGGAGTGCAAGTCAACGCCATGACAAGGGTGGTGAACGAAACGCCCTGTGCATCTTCAACGGCTATCACATCACCCGCTCTAAGTGGGTTGCCCTCACGGAACAGATTGATCTCAGCGGCACAATAGGTTGCCATACCGTCCAATGTGTTGTAGATGTTCGTAGCAACCGCTGTGAACACCGTGCTGTCCGCATTAGTTAGCAGCAGATTGTTATTGACCGTGTAGGTATTTCCGTTTGCGCCATTTGGGTACAGATACGCTACATCTTCCTCTGCCGGAGGGTGAACCGCAACCAGGTCAACAGCCGCAACATTGTAGTTGGAGTAGGTCAGCCCGTCCTGTTTGTAAGGAATGTATGTCACGCCGCCGCTACTGCCGCTCGTCTTATAGACCTTGTACCCGGAACGAGTGGCATACTGCGCAAACTCAACCTTACCCGTGTTGTCACAGCGGACAAAACAACCCGCAATCTCAGCCGCCCAGGACATTACATCTCGGCAACTAATCCCCGTAGCAGAGAACGCTGCAATCTGCGTACTCGCCATAGGAAATGCGGAACTCTTGAGCGTGACACCCGCAGTTGTGCAGACATGACCAACGAGGGTCGCAAGGGTCATGGGGAAACTGCTCTGCAAACTCTCCAGGGTCGCACTAAAGTCCGTTTCAAGTTTGATGATGTTGTCATACGCAATCACATGGTAAGTGTTCTTGCTCGGTATAGCGGGCTGTGCGGTAAAGATGCCGATTGTGGTTTCTGTGCTGTCAGCCGCCACATGGATATAGGTAAGCTGTTCGCCAACAGCCGGGGCGGTGCTTTCTGCGCCAAAAACATCAAACTCAATGCTACTTGCGGCACAGCAACCGAACCGCAGATTATCGGCATTGTTGACTTGCTCTTTCCATGTCACGGAGCGGATATTGGCGATTGCCGTACTGTCAGCACGGAGGATTTTATCTGTCATTCGCCGCCTCCTTACATCTCAATGACATGGATTTCCACATCTCGGTAGATCGGCACACCCTCAACACTATAAGCATAGAACTCATATGTGGTTTCGCCCACATACGCAGAGATAGTCTGTACCGAACCCCGGTCATAATACTTGAATGTGAACTCTTTGCCCTGTGTCAGCGCATACAAAGTATTCAGTTCCGTAGCGGTCATAAAGTTGTAGTGCAGATAGACCTTTACTACATCACGCCGAACCCAATCAATGTGCATGATGCCACTTTCATCTCTGCCACTATCCGCTCCCGCCACATTGCTATGTTCAACCTTGCAAGGCTGAGAGGGGATGTAGATGTTGGTGCTGCCAATCATCCAATACCCGTTGGTATCAACCTTATTGATTGTAAACGCCATTGCTACACCCCCTTACGCCATAGCCGCCATTGGGTTGACCCCTGTGCGGTAGGTTTCACGCCGATTGCGGGAAAGCATCTTGTTGTAGACCACATCACCGTCAAGAGTGATCTCCTCGTTGTTCTCCGCCAAAGCACGGCTGAACGCAGAGTACATCATCTGCTCGGTGTCAGTACCACCGCCGCCTGTCATCTGGAAACGGATACCAGCAATCGCTTTTGCGACACCCGCAGACACGGAGGCAACGATCTGGTCATTGTTCATAACCGCCGTACTGCCATGCAGAGTGCCTACCAACTCCGGGTTGCCGTTCTCTCTCGCACGGAATATCTGACCACCAAACGGAGAACCACCAGAAGCATAACTTTGAATGGGATTCCACTTTCCGTTTTTCAATACGCCGCCGGACTCTTGCTTTGTCTGTGTAATATATGCGGTTGCGTTCAGATTGACATGATTGATACCGCTCGTCTTAACGATGTTTGCGGTCGAGTCAATCTTCATGTAACCGTCCATCTTTGCAACAGCAATGTTTTGGCTAACAATGTTCGCCGTAGAGTTGAATGTGGTGCTTATGTTATCAGTACGCCTATTAAAGTTTGCCGTGGAGTCAAATATTGTTCCAATGTTATCCTTGCGGTTGTTAAAGTTCGCAGTAGAATTGATCATGGGGTTTCCGCTGCCGTCCGTGTTCGACTCAAACTGTCTTTCATAAGTATAGAACTTAGCACTTGAGTTAATGAACGGACGATGTTTGGAAGTAATCTGCCCGTCAGTAAACGCATAATCCCAAGTATAGAACTTTGCGCTTGAATTGATGAACGGTCTGTTTTGACCATTTATATTCCCGGATGCAAACGCATAATCCCATGTATAGAACTTCGCACTTGAGTCAATAAATGGTCTGTGCGCACTTGTTATCTGTCCAGAGGCAAATGCGTAGTCCCACTTCACAAACTTTGCGCTTGAGTCTATAAACGGTCTACCACCGCCGTCAACACCGTTCTTTATGCCATTGGTGTACTCCGTGAAGTACGCCATAGTTTCAAGCCGTAGCTTGCCACCTTGCAGAGAGAAACCGCCACCACCGCCACTACCCATGATAATGTCGGTAAGTTCTCCAGAAACTTGCGCCGGGTTGTTTCTGCTGCTTGCTTCAAACTGACTTTTCCAAGACGCATATGCCTCTCCGGGAGGTGGATCAAGGTCTGGTATCAGCGGGATATGTACCGCACTTTCCTCCGCACCAAACGCCTGTGCAATGCTGTCAAGTATTCCATTGATGCCACCAGAAAAATCATTCGCACCATCAATGAAGAATTGCTTCAATCCACCCCAAACAACATCTTTGAGCCAGATTTTCAGACCGTCCCACGGGGCATTGTGCCAGGCGTCAATAATGTCGGTTGTGATTTGACCGATAATGTCTGTCACACCACCGAACACGGCAACGACGCTTTCCGTTACGGCAACGGCAAGCTCACCCCAATCAATAGCTCTGATCGCCGTCCATAGACCTTGGATAAGTCCTGTTACGGCATCTCCCCAATCAACGCTCCGTATCCATTCAGCAGCCTGGGAGAAAGCACCCGTTACATAATCGCCAATAGACCTACCAACAGCCGCCCAATCAAGGTTTCCAAGAAAACCAATGAGCATACTCGGCAGAATGGTAAAGCCTTGCACGAACCCTCTACCGATATATTCAAAGTCAATGTTATTGAGCATTGAACTCAGTAGGTCTGCGATCCTCGCTCCAAGGTTCTGGAAGTTGATGGTTTCAAGTGTCCAATATTTAGTTGTAAAGAAAGCGTTGATTTTCTGACCGATGCTTGTGCCAATGCCAGACCAATCAATCATGCCAACGATTTCGTTGACCTTGTTGCCCAACAGTTCGCCAAGTCCTTGCCAATCGCCCGCATTGACCGCATCACGGATACTCTGCGCAAAATCAGCAATGCCCTGTGCGAACTCGGTGGTTTCCTCAAACATTGAGGAGTAGTCAACAGCAGACCCGCCACCGCCGCCACCGCCGCTTTCCTTTGGCAGAACATTCAGTTCGTCAAAAGGCGCAAGGTAGCGGAGTGCTTCTTTAGCCGCACCACCCGCTCCGCTGACGGCATCAGCGTAGTTGTCCGTATTGCGGATTGCCCGTGTCCAGGAACTCTGCCCACCAAGCAAGGCAAGCAACTGATTGACAACATTGATTAGTCCAACCACAGCATCCGTCACGACATGGATTGCGGGAGCAAGCACATTGATAATGGGCGCAGCGGCGGCACCAATGCTGTTCTTGAGATAGTTCATACTCGCCGTAGCGTCATCCATGCTTGCGGCAAGTTGACCACCCGTTGCGGCAGACCATTGGTAGACATTCTTCACGCCCTCTTTGAAAGCCTTGCCGATCTCGCTGATAACCTTACGAACGGCACGGTACATGAGGATGCGCTTAAACCTTGAGGCAATAGTGCCAAGACCTTTAGCAAAACTTGTAAGCGGTTCAAGGGACTTACCCGCCGCCTTGCCGATTGCAGACAGGAACTTAGAGGACTTATTCGCACCCTTGGCAGCGGTCTGGAGTTTCTGCATCATGCCAAGGACTTGAGATAGACCTTTACTGTCTACATCAATTACAAGTTCGTCAATAACTGTTGCTATGTGTTCTCACCACTCTTTTGTTGCCAATTGTCCCAACTCATTTTCCACAAGCTGAGATTGGCAATTATTTTCTCACGCTCTCGCTTCACCCTTTGCTCTTTCTCGTAGTCCGTTTCCAGACCAAGATCAAAGGGTTTGTCAAGATACTTCTGTTTCTTTGCGCCTTTTTTGCCGAACGAATTGCCCATGACGGTCTGCATGGCGTTTACAAAATACGCACCTTGCATCCAGGCTAACTCATTCTCATGGCGCACTTTCAGTTTGTATGCTTCTCTACACGCTTTTGCTAAAATGGGAGGCGAAAGCCAAAACTCATCTGCGGTCATGCCGATTGATAAGTAGTATGGCAATGCCTCCCAAAATAGCTGTTCCCTACTCTGCGGCTCGTCTGTGCGTGTTACAGTTTCACCGTTACCGTAGGGTTTTCCTCATCGGTGTCTGCAAGGGTTTCAAACGGCAGAGCATACAGTTCGCCCAGACGAACCATAAGGTCTTCGTTGAAACCACCCGCCCGCTCAAGGAGTTTGTCGGTCTTCTCACGGGGGAGTCCCTTGTGATGCGCACGGAACGCATAGAACCACAGTTCCGGCACCTTTGTCATGGGAAATCTGGACACATCGCTGATCTCAAAACCCTTGCGCTCCGCAAAGATAATGCTCTCACGGGTAAATTCCAGAGTGTACTCAATCCCCGTTTCGTTGTCCGTGACATAAATAGGCTTCACAATCTTTTCGCTCATCTCATACTCTCCTTGTTGTTAGTTATAAACTAAATTAGGCGGAACCCGTGGAGGAAGTGTCCCAACCGTGAATCTGGTTGGGGGTAATGTACGCCTCAATCTCCAGGACGGAGTTGACATCCATAGCGGACATACCCAGGGGAGCGGGGATACCCGCAAAATAGAACGAACCGAAAGACGGCACCATGATCTCAAACCACATGGACTTGCCAGCCGCAAGAGCGGTTTCATAGGCAGAAATGAGGGTAGTCCAAGAAGACTTGAAAGTGGTGGTGAGGTTCGCCGTAAAGCTGAGAGCGCCACCGGGATCTTTCAGACCCGCAATGTAACGCCGCCACTCGGTGTCAGAAAGGTCAGTAACCTCAAGGGACTCCGGCTCCGGGTTAAAGTCCGGGATGGCCTTGATATTAGGCACCGTGGTGTACCCGGAAGTGGGACGAGTAGTGCCGGACGCACTCGCACAATACTTGAGCAGTACCCCGGCGGTGCTAAGTTCCATCGCCATGTGCTATTCTCCTTTTACTTTTGATACATTTGGAAAACAAGATTGCCCTGTGCATCCACAGTAGGTTCGCCCACAACGGCACGATACCGGGCAATCATTCGATAGATGCTTCTGTCTACATTGGGGACTTGCCGTGACATTGTGCGCCAGAACTTCATGCTCTGCATCGCCGTATCAGCAATGCCCATGATTTTTCTGACTTCAAGTTTCGCACCCGTCTGCAAGTTGCTATACACATTGACCGCATACTGCACTTCGGCGTGATGCTCCATCAACTGCTCGTCCTTAGAGTAGACATAGGTGTAATTGGTGTCCTCGGTGACGGTCACGCAAGGAAAACTCTCTGGTACATCTATATACTCTCCATATACGGAGGCATTAGGGTATTCTGCGAGGACGGCATCTCGCACAACTGAGAGAACCTTATTCTCAATATCAATCATTTGAAGTGCCTCCCCGCAATTTCTCCAACTCGCTGCCGCATTTCAACTGCGGCATCTTGCATTGCCCCGGTCGGTGTCTTGGTATCATAGCGTTCGCCCTTGTAGTACCAATATCCGTCATTGTAGAAGTGTCGTGCATGGTCAATAGACCAGGATCCGGGATAGATGGCATATGGGGCTTGCACAGGGGTTTGACCCGTGATGCCCGTTTCAATGCCCGCTCCAAATTCAAGGAACGATATGCCATCACCCTCTGCGACAATGCGCCCGCTGAAACCCTCATTCTCAACAGACACGGTGGCGGTGTCTTCATCGTTCGCACCTTGAGCGTACTCACGATCCGCAACCTCTGCCCCTGTCTGTAAAAGGTCTTCAAAAAAGGCTTGGTACTCTTTGGTGAACTTGATTAGGTACTGAGCGAATGTCATCCAGAGATCACCGCCGGAGCGGAAACGGAAACGCCTCTAATGGCAATCGTAATGCTGTTCAGCGAGTTGGCAATTTGGTAGACCACATAGTTGTGTGGGTCAGTAGTGGGGTCTTTGCCGAACCAGATAATGCTGTCCTCTTTGATGGGACAATCCATATCCGTAGTCACGAATGTGCGGTCATAGTTGGCATTGATGCCAAACTCGTCCAACGCCGCTGTTCCTCTGCTCTGCGACATATTGACCGGGTAATACACAGGCTGAGAATAGGTCAACCTATAAGTCCCCGTGTGGTTGCCGTAATCGTCAATGATTTCGGTCTTGCCCGTCAGCAAAGCATACCACATAGGCTGTTTGTTGATTTCCAGAACCCGCATTTTACACCACCCTTGCGTAAGGAATGATTTTGTTGCGGATGTAGTCAACCATGTCGTTTGCATCAAAGGTACGGTAAATCTGGTTCTCGTTGTGGCTCGTCTGGTTCTCAGCCCCACGAATGTTGTATCCCGCCACTACCGCATGGATCTGAGTGATCTCGTCCTCTGCGTCTACCTCT